GCGGTTGTTCCCAGCCTCTTCCAGTCGCCCCATGCGCTGCTCGACCTCCCGCACCCGCCGGTCATAGCCGTTCGGTTCGGGGACGGTTGGCACCACGGCCCGTTCCTGCTCGCCCGCCTTCTGACGCTCGATCTTCCGCCCCACGTTGATCAGGATCAGGATGACGATTCCGGCGACTTCCACCCAGTCACGCAGGCCGGCCAGGAAATCCGCCATGCGTCACCGCCAGAACTTCGTGAGAATCAGCCCGAGCACGCTGATCAGGACCAGCGGCTCGGTCCACTGCGGGAGGTGTTGGACCAGGCGGATCATGGCGTCCTCGATTCTGGCGGTCGCTCAGCCTGTGTCTTTGCTGCCGGAGAATAAGAAAGCGTCTGCACGTCCAGCGTCCAGCCGGGCACCTCCAGCGACTTGATGAGCGCCTGCGCCTCTCCCTGGACTTGCCGGAGTTGCGTCTGGAGCAGTTCGTAGCGCAGCATGACGTTCTGAAGCTGGAGCTTCTGGGTCTCCGTGAGCGCCGGCGGCCGCGCGTCCGGTGCGGGCGCGGGCTTCTCCTGCGCCGCCAGCGTTGCGGCGAGACAGAGCGCGGCGAGGAAGCCGATCAGCGTCCGTGTCATTGCACCTCTCCAACGGTCTTCGCGGGTTGTGCGTCAGCGCTCGCCGCCAGCCGTGCCGCAGCCACGACGGCATCTGCCGCTTTCCGGGCGGCAATCTCGTCCTGAACCTCTGCCGTGCTGGCCGGCGCCTTCAGCGTGACGGACATGCCGAGCTTTGCCTCGACAGCCCTGAGCCGCGCGTCGATCTCCTGCTCCCCATTCACGACCGCAGCCAGAATGACGGTGGTATCCAGACCACGCATCCCGTTCGGCCCGTAGGACACCGCCAGCGGCATGATCGGTTCGACCTGTGCCGCCCCGAACCATCCGTGTTCCGGTTCGGTGGGGATGCCCGACTCCTTGTTCCAATGACCGCGAATGGGCCGCAGCCGCAGCACTTCCGCGAGGCCGTAGGTCAGGGGTCCGCTGATGTCCTTCAGCCGTTCATCCGACGAGGACGTGATCACGCCCGAGGCGCTCGTGAGGTTGCCGCTGGCAAGAGCCGAGAGCGTGAGGACGCCCGTATGCCCGAGCGTCATCAAGACGCCATGCCCAGGATTCGACCACGCTAGATACGGGTCTGCCGCAGCGGCGGCATAGAAGTTCCACGTCTGCGTTCCGGCCTGCTTGAAGATGAGTTGGGCGTAGTGGTCGTCCGCACCAGCATCGATGTTGATCGCGGCGTTACCATCGGCATCGGTGGTAACGTCCCCCGTACTCGTCATGGTGCCTGCGACGCTCGTGTTGCCCGTGCCAGCGATGTTTCGCCAGGCGTATGAGTCATCGGCGTTCTGCACGCAGACGGCGAAGTTGCTCAGCGTAGAGTCGGTGTCCACAAGGAACAGAGCGCCGAGCGTGCCCGCCGCACATGCGGGGCGGGCGTTCCACCCTGCCAGCCCTTCTTCGGCTGGGTAGAGCTTGAAGTAGGCCGTGTTGCCGGCGACGTTGTCCGCGCCGAGTTCGATCTGCTTGTTGTCGTCGGCGTCGTTGTTCGTCCAGAGCCAGTACGCGCCGCCGTTCGCGCTTTCGAGGGTGAGATCCCCATTGAAGAGCTTGACGTTTTTCGCGCCGATGTAGACATCCGTGCCGTCAAACGTGAACTTCTGGTCGGTGGCCGCATCACCGCCGATGGAGAACTTGTACACCTTGTCGCCCGCCACGTACCCGAGCCAGAACCCGTCGCCCGTGTTATAGGCCGTCTGGCCGCCCCGAATGCTGCCGGTGTTGCCGACGTTGATCCCCGCCGCTTCGACGGCCACGCGGGTTGCGCCATCGCCAAAGTAGCCAGCCGTGGCGTTCACGGTTCCGGTGAAGGTCGCGTTGCCCGCCGCGTCGATCTGGGACAGCACCGCCGCCCCGTGCATGACCCGGAAGCCGTTGGTCGAGTCCATCGACATCCACGTTTCCGCCGAGTCGCCAAAGGCCGAGCCGTAGGTGTCGACCCCGTAGCCGTAGAGCCCGTTCAGGTTGCCGATGGCCCAGCGGGGCGCGATGTCGTTGTAGTCGGTGTGCGTGCGGACGTTGCCGACGATCGTTGGCCCCGCACCGCTCAGGACGCCCGAGACGGAGTAGAGGTCGATGAACCCGTCGCCTGTGGTGCCCGTGTTGAGTACCGCATCCCCGGCGTACCACTGGTTCGCACCGCTCCCGTCGAGATCGCGCGTCATCCAGTAGACGTAGTGATCGCCTTCGACCGTTGGGCCAGCCGTGATCAGGCCGAACTCCACCTTGCCGCTTGATTCCAGATAGACGATGTCGCCAATCGCGAGGTTGTTGTACTTCGTGTAAAACGCGGCGTGCTCGGGCGCCATGTCGGCTACGAGGATGTTCGTCGGCGCCACCAGCACCCGCCCGCCGATGGTCGCAATCGTGTTCTGGGCGACGAGCGTTTCAACCCACAATTCCGCCGCGTGGAGCGACAGATACTTCTTCGAGAGCGAGCCGAGGTTGATGTCGTAGTTCGTCTCGGGCAGGGCGTCGTTCCCGGTTGGGTCGATCGTGAGGTCGCCGGTCGGGTTGAGTTCGAGGTTCGCCGCGCCGCCGATGCTCGTGAGCGACGGAGAGGCAGACCACGCCGGCAGCGTGCCGACGCCCGCCGAGGTCAGCACCTGGCCCGCCGCGACCGCATTGATCAGGCTGGCCGTGTTCGCGGCGCTCGCCGAGAACAAGTCGCCCGTCGTCGCCGCATTCGGCAGCACCAGCGTGGACGTGATCCAGTTCGTGCCGTCCGCGCGCAGATACGCCCCAGCCGTCGCCGCCGTCGCGGGATACGTCGCGGTGCTCCATGCCGGTTCGCCGTTCGCCGTCGACCGCAGCGCCTGCCCCGCCGTCGCGGTCTGCGCAAGGCTCAGCCGCTCCCAGCCCGTATCGCCCGCGCCGCTCGTCTTGAACCAGACCGTGTACGGCGAATCCGTCTGGTGATACACGTCGCACACCGCGCCCGTGACCGCGCCCTCTGGTGACCCCGCCCCGCTCCGCATCGTGCAGGGGCCGGTGTTCAGCCGGAACCGATCGCCAGAAATGGTCTGCGCCGAGGCCGACGTGGCAAAGAGGACCAGCGCGCACGCGAGCAGTCGTCTCATTCGTCACTCCACATAGGCCGACGCGTTGACATCCTTGTTCGCGGTCCCCGGCAGCAGCTGCAGCTCGTACCAGTGGTTCCCCGCCGTCAGCGTCACCGCGAAGGTCACGTTGACCCCATCGACCGATGTTTCGACGGAACTGACGCCCGCACAGGCCACACTGTCCGTCACGTCGTAGAGCCGCGCCTGCACCGAGACACCGGCATCGAGCGCGCGCAGGCGCGCCTTCACGGTCGCCGCGGTCGTCCCACGGGCTACGGTGTCGATCTGGACCTGAATGCGGCCCTTGCCGAGATCGGTGCTCCCGCCGGTGGCGGGCACCCAGGTCGGCGTCGGGCTCTGGACCGAATCCACACCCGTCGCCAGCGGGTAGATCATCCGCGTCACCGGTGCCCCGCCTCCCCCACCGCTCACCACGCCGACCGCGCTCCCTCCGAACGCCTTCTTCCACGTCTCGCGCCAGCCGGTCTGATAGGCAGCGCCCTCGATGGCCGTCACGTCGTAGCCCAACGTGGCCGGCCCGACATCGCGCGTCACGACTTCGGTGATCAGGAAGCTGTTGTTGACGTTCCGCGTGGCGAGCGTGATCGTCTGCGACTGCCCCGGCGCCAGCCCGTCCGTCTGCGTGTAGTACTTCACGGTCTTCGTCGTCGGCGTGCTGCGCGCGAGAATCATGTCGGCCATCGCTTGCAGCGCGGTCTGGCTCGTCTCGTCTGGTGCGGTGTAGACCGCTTCCCAGTACCCGTGCGCGGCCACTTCCCCGGCGGCCACGGCAGCGGCCCACAGCGCCCCATTCTCGGTATGAATGACGACCCGGTTCGCGTAGTTCAGCCGCGTCGGCTCGACCGTGACATCCCCGATGGCCTTGCAATTCGGCACGGTGATATTGAACGGGGCCGCTTCCGTGCTCGGCAGGAACATCTTGAGCTTCTTGTCGGCATCGATCCGCCAAACGTACCCGCCCGACTGCGTCATCAGGTCGTTCAGGAGATCGCTCCCCTTCGTCTCGGAGTAGGTCAGCGCGGGCAGCGCCGGCCCGTCCACTTGTGCGGCATCGAGCGCCACGGCCGCATCAATCCACGCGCCCGCAATGTACGCGGTCAGCGCCGCCTTCAGGTTGCCCGCCGCGACCGTCAGCCAGGCGTATCGCCGATCCGCATACTGATCGAAGCTCTCAGCCGTGACCGTCGTGAGGATGGGCGTCACGCCATGCCCGCCCAGCCCCGCCTCGGAGGTCTTCACGATGAACCCACCGAAGACCGTCGTTGCGCCGTTGGCTAACACCACCTCGGCGTCAAGGGCTGGTCGGTACGTCCCGTCCACCGACAGCATCGAGAACTGAAATTGGTCGCGGCCGTTGAGCTGCGCGGTGATGCTCCAGCCCGGCTGAATGTCCTTTGCCGCCCCGCCAATCGTGACGGTGTAGGCCATCAGGCCACCACCTCGGTCAGCGCCGCAGCTAACTGCCGGTTCCCGCCACGTCGGAGCCAGTCATCCACGCTCTTGCCGTCCCACGCCTGGATGACCACGGTGACCTTCGCCCCGCCCCGTGCTGTCGGGGCCTGTCCGCGATTCAGCGCCCCGATGGCCCCTGTTCCAAGCATGGCTGTGGCCCGCCGCGTCAGCACGGATTCCCCGGTCTGCAGGATCGCATGAACCTCATCGGCCGCCAGCCCGCCGTGGTAGCGCGGGACGAACGGCAGCACCCGCGCGGTCCCTTCGTGGAGCCGCTGAATCCCCGCGGTCGTCACGAAGCCGCCGGCGTGGGCGCGATCTGCCCACGTCTCGCCGATGGTGATGTCCCCGCCGGCCACCGCATTCAGACCCGCCGCGGCATCGGCCGCCTCTTTCAGCGCCTTCGTCACCGCCGCAATCGCGGCTTCATATTCCTTGACCGTCTTCGCGTCGAACACGTCCTGCATGAGGTCGAGGCTGCCGGTCGCCTTCAAGATGGCCGGATTCAGTACCTCCAGCCCGCCGGCCGCGTCGATCCAGGCTTGCCGGGGTTTGTTGACCGACGTGGATTCCTCGCTCTTGAACAGTCCCGCCACGGCCTTCCCGATAGCCGTGATGCCGGCCAGGGCCGCGCCCATCCAATCGCCCTTCAGGAGGGCGCCCGCAATCGCCCCGAACGCTTGCACGCCAGCATGGCCGGTTTGGGTCAGCACGCCCTGCAACGCGCCGCCAACCAGGTTCTTCACGTTGCCGAGTGACCCCAAGAGCTGCTGTGTGATGCTGACGGACGGCTTCCACGTCTCCATCGACGCGGCCACGTCCACAATGTTGCCCGGCAGCGTCCGCGTGGTCAGCTCGATCCCCTTGTAGAGCGCAGAGGTGGCCAGGAGCGGTTGTTGGAGGCTCCCGAGTTCGCCCTCGAATCGCCGCATGCTCTCGGTGAGCGCGTCCTGTTTCATCTGGAGCTCGCCCACCCAGTTCATGGTGTTGCGATACTCACGGGCGAGCTGCGCCTCGGCTGCGGCGAGCGCCTTGGTCTCGGCCATCGCACGTTTCGCCGTCTCCGTGGCCGCCTTCCGCTCGTCGTCAAGCTGCTTGACAATGGCGGCCTCTTGCCCCAAGACGTCAACCAGTGCCGTGTTCGCCACCGTCAACGGCGGAGCACTCGCCGTCGCCGCCTTCAGAGCCGCGTCGAAGGCACCGACTTCGTTGGAAACCTGCCGCGCCGCAATCGCCGAGACGTTCGCGCCGTCCCGCAACGCGACGAACACGTTTGCCGTGACGGCCAGCGCCGTCGCCTTCAGGCGCTCCCACGAATCACCCATCTCGTCCAGCGCCTCGACGGTCGCCCGGCTCATCTTCGGGGCTTCGTCGCGGAGTTTCTCGTATTCGGATTTTAGCGTCGGGAGAATCTGGATGCCCGCCCGCCCAAACAGGTCCATGGCCATCTGGGCTTGCCTGGCGGGGTTCTCGATCTGCCCGATCCCCTCGGCGATCATGGCAAACTGCTGCGCGGGGTTCGCGCGCATCAACTCGTCCAGGTTGAGGCTGAGGGCCTTGACGGCCGACACGGCCGACTTGTCACCAGAGGCCAGTCGGTTCTGCATCTGGCCCACGGACGCCACGAGCTGGTCGATGGTGTTCCCAGTCTGGCCAGCGACGTACGACATCTCCTGCACCTGGTCCGTCGTCATGCCGGTCTGATCGGCCATGCGCTTGATCTGGTCGCCAGCCGTCAGGATGGCCTTCGCAAAGTTGACAATCTGCTGCACCGAGAACGCCACGCCGATCACGCCGGCCACGTTCCGCAACACCCCAAGCCAGCTGGACGTGTGGCCGGTCACGCCCTGTAATTCGCCAGCGACCCGGCGCATCTGCTCAGGCACGGGCTTCCCCGTCCGCTCAAGTTGCGCCATCGCCTGTTCCAGCGTTCGCAGGCTGCTCGCTGCCTGCCCCGCCGTCATCGTGGCCGTGCCCACCTTGTCGACGGCGGCCGTGATGTTCCGCGCGTTCTGGATCAGGGTGGTGCTCGACGCTTGCCACCGCTTCGTGAGTTGTTCGACAGACGGCCCCAGGGCCTCAATCGAGGCGCGGCCTTCCGCGAGGTTCTTCCTCAGCTCCTCGACGTTCGCCGCGATGCGGATGGCGAGTTGCGGATTGGTGCCAGCCATCTAGCGGCCTTCCTCGTCGAGCCACTGCTGGATGCGAACGACCAGTCGCCGCAGGTGCGGGCCTTCTTCCAGTTCCGCCGATGAAAACAGGAACGGCCGCGGACGGTGGAACTTCGTCCCGAATTCGAGATAGATGCCGGTATGGGGCACCTGCTTCGCGCGCGCGTACCGTCCGCCCCGCGCGATCCGGTTCTGGCGCGCAGACAAGCGAGAGAACGTCGTCTCGCGCATGGTGGCGTCGCCCATCAACACGACATAGCCCTTCCCGTCGTGCGTCACCTCGAAATGGATGCCCCTCGCGGTCTCGCCCGTCGCCCGCGCTACCCGCCGCTGCGCCTCCGCCACGATCCGCTTGGCGGTGTCGAGCGCGACTTCGCTGCACACGTAATCAGCCGCCGCGCCCAAGCGGTCAAAGAGCGCCAACGCCTCCTTCGCGTCCACGCTGATAGAGATCCCGTCAGCCATTGGCCCGCTTCCGCTCCATCGCGTCAGCCGCGAGGTCCATGTCGATCTCCCGCACCAGCTGAAACAGCGGCGTGCGCGGCAACCACCGCCGGGCGTCTTCGGTATCGGCCGCGTCCACCATCGCCTTCGCGTGCCGGTAGGCGTTCGCTTCGAGCACCTCGTCCACCCATCCCACCGGCTGCGACAGCACTTCCCGAAGAATCTCCGACGGGAACCGGCCGGGGAACGCCTCCAGGAGACTCGCCATCCACAACGACGACGGACACGGCGCCGACTCGTCGTCCAGTGCGACGTGCAGCGCCCTCAGCCGTTTTTTCGGTCCGCCTTCGCGGCGTCGGCCGTCAGGAACAGTGACGGCTTCGTGAGCCGCAGCACCTCGGTGGCAAAGAACTCCACCGCCTCATCGTCCAGATCTTCGATGGCCGGGACCACCATCACGGTGACCTCGCGCCCGTCCGCCGTCTTCTCCGTCACGGCCACCGGCTCCAGGCTCTTCGGATAGGTCCAGCTCGCCAGGCCCGCCGCGATCAGCGCGTGCTTGTCGTAGCCGTTCAAGGGATCGGCTTTGACCTTGGCGATCTCCTCCGCGGTCTTCGTGCCCTTCTCGAAGAGCTGCTCGATGTCCTTCTGGACCCGCGCCCCGCCACGCGACTGCACCTCAGCGATCAGCTCGTTGAAGAACGCTTTCTGTGCCTTCATGAGCTTCTTGCCCGTCAGCTTCCGAATCGTGACGGTGTGTGGCGGATCGAACGGGACCTCAAAGGTCTCCGTGGTGTCTGACGCGAAGATGGACATAGTGGATGCTCCGGTGAAGGCCGCGGGCAGGCCGGAGCGGGATGCTCCGGCCGGACCACGGCCGCACGATCCTCTGCCTAACTCCAGACGCCGGCCGCGGCCTGGCGGACCAGCGCGACGTACTCCGTCAGCGCCCCGTTCTTCGGGAGCACCTCGTAGCTCACCAGGTGCACGGTGATGGTGAACGTCGCCCCGGTGGCCGCGAGAATGACCAACTCCCGCCCGACGCTGGCCGGCGCGATGTCGAGTGCCCACGAGGTCGCATCGCCAAAGACGACGTGCGGCCCCACGTCGGCCGTGTCGTCGAAGAACCCGGAGATCGCAATGTCCGGCGTCTTCGTCACGCCAACCGGCGTGTGGGCCTCGCTGGACGTGCCGAAGGGATTGGTCTGCTGGGTGATCGATTCGACCTTGATCCCGCCAATGGTGTTGACATACGGCGTGATGATGCGCGCCGTGCCGCCCGGGGCATCATCGATCGTGACGGTGACAACACTGCTGCCATATTTCGCCAAGGTGCCCGCCTTCTCGCCCGCGTGGAGCGGGCGTCTGTCTGGAAGGCGGCCACGCGCAACAGCCAGGATGGCTGTGAGGCGGGGCGGACTTGCCGATGACGTGACTGACTACGCCGGCGCCACCCGATGTGCCGCGCGGTATTCCCGCATGCTGATCCAATCCTCCAACGCTTTCCGCAACCCGACCGCGTTCCGATAGGCCACCTGGCCGCGCTGCTGCTCGAACGCCTGCCCGCGCGCCTGCTCCAGGTGAAACCGGATCGCGCGCTCCGTCTCCGCGGCCGACGCCAGCGCCGCCGCCAATCGCACATCATCCACGCGCAAACCCCGCGAACACCGTGATCGTCCCGACGCCGGTCACATCCCCCTTGAACGCGAGATACCGACGCACCACCGTCGTCACCGCGGCGGTCGCCTTACGCTCCTTCGCATTGAACACCGCCTCGGTGTCCGTGAACACCACCAGGTCAGCCCATGCGGAGTTGTCCACCGAGTGCCGAACGGTGCCGACGAAATTCGTGAAGCCGCTCCCGGCCAACACCTGCAAATACCCCACGCCGCCACCCGCGCGGCTCACGCGCACGCAGTACCCGCCCGTCCCGTCGTTCGTCACGTTGACGGGAATCGTGAACGTCGTCGCGCCCGTGACGGTGATCGTGTGCCCAATGAGCTTCCACGCCTCGGCCGCGGCCGGGTTGTCGTTGATGTCCGGGTCGATCCCGCCCGCCATCTCGAAGATCGCCACCACGTCACCCGAGACCAGATGGTGATCGTCCGCCGTGGTGATCACGGTGGGGTTCGCCGTGCTTGCGGACGTGATAGGGATCTGCCTGTTGCCAGGATTGTCGGCCTCGTCCACCGCATCGGTCGTCTCCGTCGTCCAGTCCTCCGTCTTCGCTGCCTTCTCCTGGAGGATCACGCCCTCGTCGACCTGGCCCGAGACCTGGTAGGTGACGTTCGCCTTCGTCAGCGCGTTGTTCGCATCGAGCACTTCGGAGGTCTGCGAGTAGGCCCCTTCGTAGCCCGTGAAGTGCTTCCCCTTCGTCTGCCCCTGGTCACAGAAACAGACGATCCGGCTCACGCCCACGCCCCCATCGGCGATCTTCGCCGCGTGGAGCGGGTCCACGGCCTCATCGAAGATCCCGCCGCCCACACTCACGACGCCGCGCGTCATCCCGACGGGCGAGTGGGCCTCGCTGGCCGTGCCGAATGGGGCGGTCGGCTGCGTGATGGATTCCTTCTTTCGGCTCATGCTCTCGGTCAGCCCCGGCGTCAGGTCGTACCCGTCCACGTAGATCGCCGTCGAGGGGGATGCGTATTTCGCCATGTGTCACTCCAGAAATTCGTACGCGCACTGCTGGCAGACTTCAATCGGCTGCCCGAACCCAGACGACGGCACCCGCTCCTTCGCGCTCGCCCCGCATCGCGGGCAATTCGCGTCACGCGGCAACCGTGCCGGTCGACCGTCCGGGGCCACAATCACCGGGTTGAACGGCTCGCGCATCGCCGCTTGCTGCGCGTCCAGCGAGGCGCGGGACTTCGGATCGCACGGGTCATTCAATTCGTCGCGGGTCATGATTCACTCACCATCAACCGGAACAGCCCCACGAGCTCGTTGACGCGCTGGCCCGCAACCATCTCACCCGGCAGCGGCACCGTCTCATCGTGGAAGATCGCCCAACTGCCGTAGCCCGTCACGGCGGGCGCGTCAGCCAGCAGTTCGATGCACTTCGCCATGATCTGTTGCGCCTCGATGAAGCCCGCATGCTGGCTGAAGACGTGCAGCCGTAAGTCGATCTCCAGCGTGCGCTTTCCAGTGCCGGGCTTCGACCCGAAGCCCCCCACGATGCGCTCCCGCACCTCGTACAGCACGTTCGGGAACACCGTCAGTTGCTCGATGGCATCCCCGACCCCGCCCGGCGCCAGCGCCGTCAGCGCTGCCACGTTCAGCGTCGTATAGACCGCCGCGCTCACGGCGTCGAGGGCGGAATACGTTGGGCTCACGATTGCGTCTCCGAGGTCAGGAGATACAACTCCGCGCGGTCGTTCTTGGGGTCGTAGGCGCTCTCAATCTGGCAGATCCGAGACCCAGATCGAATCCGATCCGTCACGCTGATGTCTGTGCGATGCCAGATTTCCCACACGGACGACAGCGTGGCCGTGACTTGCTGCGCCCTGACGGCCTCAGACCCGTTCAGTGGTCGCTCGTGCGCCCACACCACACACCGCGGCGACCAACTCACCGCGCTGCCGCCATGCCCGTCAGCGGTCAGCGTCCGCTGCTCAATACGAATCCGCTTTTGCTTCTGCCCAGCGGTGCCCATGTCAGACCTTCAGGCTCGCCAGGAGCGCACTCACAGCCAGCGGCGCGTCGGTCAGGCTCCCCACCGACGCCGCCTCGCGGTGCGTCCACCAGTGCCCGATCAGGAGCTTCATCGCTTCTGTGGCGCACTTCGGCACCGCGCTCGAGGCCGCCCCATACCCGCAGATGAATCGCACCGTCACCGCCGCCCGCGCGCCAGATTCCGTCACGGGATAGGTCTGCCCGGACGCCGGGGCGATCCGCCCCGAGTCGGTGTCCACGTCGTAGAGCGTATTGCTCCACGTTTGCGTCGCGCCGTTTTCATTGACGTAGCTGATGCTCGTCACGCTCGACAGCGGCAGCCGGGGGATAAGGATCGCCTCGGTTCCTTCGGGGAACGCATCCAGTACGAGATCGCGCGTCTGCGTGATCCACGCCCGACCCGTCTCGTATTCCGTGAGTTCCCGCGCCGCCACGATCAGGGCTGAGAGGTACGGATCGGCCGTCGTGTTCGTGCTGGGCGCCTCGGCCCCAAGCGACTCGTCCGCAATGTTATCGGTGTAGGTCGCGCCGTCGTTGGCCGTCGCCGCCACTAGGAGATACGTGGACCCACCAGCCGCCGTGCGGTATAGGTCCATGTGCGTGACCGCGGCCCCGCCGAGCGGCTTGGTCACGGTGGCTTTGCCATGCGTGGCCAGAATTGTCGTGAGCGCCGCAGATACCGCGCCAGCCTCGGTCTGACCGTCTGCGGTGCGAGCGACCCAGAGCCAGCGATGCACGCCGGCCGTGACATTCCCCGCCGTCGCCACCAGGGCTACAGTGGGCGCGGTCGGGGCCGGTTCGCCGTCTGTCGAGTCCAGCCGCAGATGCGCCTTAACTTCCGAGACCGTGAGCGGTTCCACGGCCGGGGCCGCATAGACCGACGTGGCCCAGTGCAAATCGGCCCAGGTCGTCATCCCCGACCCTTCCGTGGCCGGCCGCGCGGACCAATCGCCCGCTCGCCCGGTTGCACCATCGCCGTCTCGGTCGCGGCGGGTGGCGGGGCCACAGCCTCGGCATGGCCTGACGCGATGCGCGGCAGGACGAGCGCGGCCGGGAGATCCGCCACCACGCCACAGGGCGGACTACCCGCCCATTCGCTGAGGACTCGCACCAGCATCCCTACACGCCTCCGTCAACAAACACGTAGAACGTCCCCTTTTTCGAGGCGTCCCCGTTCGTCACGACGATCTTGACGGCCTCATCCGCCACCGGAATCAGGTCGCACACCGCCGTCCCGCCGGCGGCATACAGCAGCTCCGAGGCATCCGCGACCGCTACGGTCGCCGCCCGCGGGTGCCACTGCACCGCCGCCGTGCCGATGTTCTGTTTGGTCAGGATCGCCATGCCGCTCGTGTTGCCCGACACCACAATGTCGGCATTCGTGTCCAGCGGGGCCGTCACGTCTGGCACGTAGGCAATCGCCCGCACCAAGCCGCTCACGGGCTGGGTGTAGCCCGTCGCACCCCCGCCCGCCGCTGTCGTCACCGCCACCGAGAGTCCCTTCGTCATGCTCCGCTCCGTTCGTCACGGCCCGGGGGCGGCTCGCGTGGGCCGCCCCAGGGCCGAGTTCAGTCGCCCTACACGAGCATCCCGACGACAGACACCTCACACTCGCAATGATCGGTGCCCTGGACCGTCGTACAGACCAGCGTCCCGCCGTTGGCGATGACGTTGTAGGCATCGTCGACGGTTCCGAACGCCTTCACCGTCCCGTCCGCGCAATTCATCGCTAACTGGTCCGTGATCGCGTTGCCTGCACTCAGCAACTGCACGGTGTCTCCCGCCCCGCCCGAGACGGCATCGGTCTTCACAAACACGGCATTGAGAATGCGGAAGCTCTGCCCGGTCGCGTTCGTCCAGGTCGAGCTGCCGGCTGTGTTGTCCATGTCGAACACGACGCCAACCGTGATCCCCGCCACCGGGACCGCCCCGCCGCGCACGCCCTTGACGCCGATCTTGGCGGACGCCGGGCCGAGGTCTGTGATGGTGTTGCTGTCGCCGTCGAGGGTCTTGTTCGTCAACGCCTCCGCGCCGGCTAGGGTCGCCAGCGTGCCGGTTGTCGGCAGCGTGACTTCCGTCGCCCCGGAGGTGTTGAGCGTGAGCGCGTGATCACCGAGGTCGAGCGCCCCCGCCGAGGTGAAGTCCCCGCCGAGCGTCACGGCCCGATCCGCCGTCGCCGTAACCACCACGGAATGATCCGAGTTCACCGCCACGAACTGCGCCGCCGCCGAGGCGCCCACGTCGGGGATCTTGAACGTCGTCGCCTGCGTCTGTGCTTCGTTCGTGATCTGCAGTTCGGTATCCGCGCCCGCGTTCGACGCGATGAGGCTGATATAGCCCTCTCCGTTGGCCGCGTGAACCTGGAGTCCGGCCGTGTTCGCGTCCGGGATGACGATCCCGGTCGTGCCCGACGTGATCGTGGTCGCCCCAGTCTGCGTGATCGCCCCGGCGTTCGTGAGCGTCTTCGTGTCGAGGGTTTCCGCCAGGCCGAGCGTGGCCAGCGTGCCCGTGGCCGCCGGCAGCGTGATCGTGGACACCGCCACGTTCTGGTTGACAATCGAGGCCACGGCGGTCCCGGTGTCAATCGGCGCGATTTTGATCCCGCCCGAGGTCTTGCCGTTAGCCTGGATGTAGCCCGTCGAGCCGCCACCGGAAGCCAGCACAACGTTCTTCCCCGCCGCCACCGTTACGTCGCCATTCAACCCGATGGCGCCGGTGCCCGTACTGAACGTCTTGGTGCCCGAGATCGTCACGTCACCGGATAGCGTGTTCGCGCCGCTCGGTGTCGTGAACGCCCCGGTCGACCCGGACAAATCCACGTCGGGATTGCCCGCCGAGGCTGAGACGTTGCCCTGGAAGTCCGCCGTCCCGGTAAAGGTCTTGTTGCCCGAGAAGGTCTGCGTCCCGCCGAGCAGTGCCACCGTCCCGGTCAGGTCCGGCAAGGTGATCGTGCGATCCGTCGAGGTCGTGGTGTTCGTGATCGTGACGGTGTGATTTGTGCCGCCCGTGGTACTCTGCAGCTTGATCTTGCCCGTCACCGAGTCCGAGTCCACCGTGAAGCTGTTAGACGTGGTGCCCGTCTCGGCCCCCGTCGCCACGGCCAGCGTACCGCCGCCCGCCGGCAGCGTCCACGTCGCCGCATCAGGCACCGCGATCTCGGCCGCGAATGCGCCCGAGAACGTCACGTCTCCCGCCGTCGAGACGTTGCCGCCGAGCGTGACGGTGCGATCGGCCGTCGCCGTGATGACGACGCTGTGGTCGCTGTTGACCACCGGGATCTGCCCGGTCGCCGACCCACAATCCGCGATCTTCAGTGTGGTATCCTGCCCATGCGCTTCGTTCGTGATCGTCAGGTCGAAGTCGCCCGGCGAGTTCGTCGCCGAGAGGACGACCGTGCCATTCGTCTCCGTGGCCGGATAGACCGTCAGGGTGCCAGCCGTGCCATCCGCGCCGGCTTCCAAATCGGTCGACGCCGACAGTTGCACCGTACCGGTCGAGTTCGGGAACGTGATCGTCCGATTGTCCGTGAGCGCCGTGTTCGTGAGCGTCAAGATCTTGTCTGCCGCCCCGGCAGCAACCAGAATCTTGATCTTGCCCGTCTCCGCATCCGAATCGACCGTGTAGGACGACGCGGTTGTCCCCGTCACGGCACTGCCGAGCGCGTTGATCTCGGCGGCCGTTGCGGTGATCGCGGTCCCCTCGAGACGCAGCTCCCCGCCGTCTTCGATGTCGAGATACCCCCCATCGGCCACAATGAGGGCATCGCCACCCTGCTTGCGGTAGACCTTGGGCTGATACGTGCTGTCTGCCATGTGCGTCCTGTCCTGTTCTGTTCGTTGGTTACAGGGGAGACACGCGGAATTGCGTGTCTCCCCCTACCCACTCAAGGGACGAACCTCCTACGCGAGCGCCGGACACGTAAACGTCGCTGTCACAATCGTGCCAGCCGTCGAGTTGTCCTGCGGCTTGCTGTGCGCGTTGTACTGAATCGCCCACATCGACTCCAGTGTCGATGACGTGCCACGAGTCGCCACGAGCTTCGCGTAGCGATACGCCGGGTTCCACAGCACGTCGAGCACCACGTCTTCGGTACTAGACGCATCGCTGGCCACCGTCGCCACGCTCGCCGCCTCGCCCGCGCTGGCGAGCGACTGGTGGAGCGTGATCAGGTTGTTCGCCGCCGCCGTGTCGAACGACGTCAGGAACATCACCGAGTCGTACCCTGCCATGTCCAGCTCGTCGCTCGTTACGGCGTCAGTGCCGGCCGTTGAGTGGTCCTTGATCTTCGTGATCTTTACGTCGTCGCTGAGAAACTTCGCAATCACGTCCTGCATGTCTCGTCTCCTCACATGCGGGGCCGAGTCACCCCGGCCCCGCCTCCGCGACCAGGTCTACGTGCTCGAATTCACCAGGCGCTTGATCGGGTGCGTGCCCGCGTCGACCAGCGCACCGTCCGCCCGCTCGAACGCCATGAAACCCACCTGCCCGTTGGCCGCGTACAGCTCATTCAGGCGCACCACCTGGATGCCCCGCACGTTCCGCACGAAGTAGGCCGAGAAGTCGCCGAACAGGACCGACTTTTCATCCGCCTCCATGTCCGGCATCGCCGAGTTGATGACGATGGGATACCCGAGTAGCCGATCCGGCGCCGCCTCGGTCAGGCCCGGCTTCCAGAGGTACTGCCCATCCCCATCCTTCAGCAGCCGCAGGATGAGCGCGGTCGCGTCGTTGAACATCCACCGCGAGTTCGCGTTGCGGTAGGCGATGTCCACCGAGTGCAGCAGCTTCACCAGGTCGTCAGCCGTGCAGCTCGTGGCCGAGCCGGTCGCGCAGGTGCGCCCCGTGGTCGACGCATACTGCGCGCCCTCGGGCTGGCTCGATCCGGTGCCCGTGGTGAAGTAGGTGTTCTTGATCCGGGCCAGCCGCTGCCCGAACTTCCGCGCGAGGAACCCCTCCCAGTTCACCTCGGAGTCCTGCAGAAGCTGCCAGGACACCTTGACAATCTTCGAGGAGAACAGATACGCCTTCAGCGTCTTCTGCCCGAGCGTCACGACGGTGCCGCTCGCGTGCGTCCCTTCCTCGGCCACGAGTGATCCCGAGTTCGACGTGTCGTTGTCGGTCGGAATCGGCAGGTCCGCCCCGGTCGCGGTGTTGAGGGTCGTGACCGGCGCCTGAATGACACCGCCCATGTTCAGGAGGGCTTCCTGCACCTGGCCGTAGAACGACGTGTCCGGGGCGACGGTGTAACCGCCGTACTGCCCGGTGAGGTTCTGCTCGCGGATCTCGGGGTCGTCCAGCTCCCGCGATCCGACACCGCGCCGCAGGAACTGCGTCACGGCCTTGTCCCGCGCGGCCTTCGTCTCGTCCACCGGCTGGCCCGGCCGCTGCGACTCGGGCACTATCGCCCGCGCCTCGGCGTCCAGCTCCTCGGCCTGCGACAGCAGCTCGCCGATGGCCGCCGCGTCCGCCCGCAGCTTGTCGATCTTCGCCTTGTCGTCCGCCGACAACGGCGACCCGCTGTTCACCGCCGCCCCGACCAGTTCGCGGGCGTCGGCGATCAGCTTGTTGCGCTTCTCTCGGAGTTCTTTTGCAGTCATTGCCCATCTCCAGCGCCCCTGAAACGGCAAAGGCCACCGCGCGGCTTGGGGCCTGCTGCCGCGGAGATGGCCTCGATGTGTCAGTGCGCCTCGATGGGCGTCTACCGGAGGGAACCCGTCCTACGTCTGCGAGTCTGGCTCGTCTCCAATCTCGGTCAGCACGGCGTTACATTTCGGGCACTTGATTTCCAGCAACCGCCCCGGCTGCAACGCCTCACGCTCCCGTTTTGCCAGCAGCGCGTGACACTTCACGCACCGCAACTCCACCAGTTCGATCACGCCATGCGTCAGGGTCATCACCCGGCCGCCTCGTCCAGTGCCAACTGCTCCAGGAGCAGCGCGGCGCCCTGATCCGGCGCGGGCACGCTCGGCGGCTCTGCCGGCGGCGCATCCTTCAGCATCATCGCCCGAGCCGAGACGCTCGTACCCTCGTAGGCCGCGAACGTGACAGGGGAGACATCGTAGAGTTTGACCCCGATAATCTTCCGCAAGGGAAGCTGCCCGCTTGTGGCGGTGGGGTACTCCCACGCCTCCCCCGTCACGTCGAACATAAACGACGACTGCGACACGTCGCCCCGCTGCACACTCACCAGGAGATCCCGCGCATAGCTCGTGTCGGGTGGGTCGATCTCATACGCCAACCCCGTGTCGTCTTCACGCAACCGCAACGTGCCGGCCGTCGTCCGGCCCAGCACCAGATTCGGCTCATGGTTGAACTGGGCTCTGACATCATCCCGCTCGACCGAGGCCGCAAACGCGCCAGGCAAGATCACCTCGCGGAACAGGTCCGCAATGACCGTCTCCTGGTTGAACACCGCCGCATAGCCCGCCAGCTTCGTCGGCTGCCCATCGGCTATTCGCGCTTCGACCGGAGCCGTCAGTGTGCGAATCTCGTGATCAGCCATTCGTCGCTCCTGTATTCGTCGCGGTCCGCTCCGGGACATCCGCGTTCCCGCCATCTGGCGTGCTCTGCTTGGAACTCCCATCGCTCGACGTGCTGAGGGGTGGCAGTGGATGGTCACCGCCCGCCACCGGGTTGTAGCCCTCGATCTCACGCACTTCGTTAACCGACTTGGTCCGCCAGTTCAGCGCGGTCGCGTGCCCGGCCATCCGGCTGGAGTAGTCCCCCATCAGCAGCTTCGTGGTGTCAAACTCCACGCTATACCGCTCAAAGTCGCGCCGCCCGAGGAAGTCCCGCTGCATCGCCTGCTGGATCTTCTCGTAGTAGGGCTGCATCGTCAGTGACACGAGCGCGTTCTTCTGCGATTCGATCCCCGTGCCCCAATTCGACGCGCTCGCCGCGTTGATCATGAACGCCGGCACGCCAAACACCCCAGCCATCTGTAAGTCCTGAAACTGCCGCGTCTCGAGGAATTGCGAATCCTTCGGGTCAACTGAAAGCGGCTGAAACTTCAGCCCCTGCTCGAACACCGCCACCCGGTGCGAGCGATCCAGCCCGCCGTGCAGCCGCTCCCAATCCTCGCGCATCCGTAACGCGCGTTCCTTGTCGAGCTTCGCGTCGGTCGTCAGCAGCCCGCCAGGATGTGCCCCAGAGCCAAAGAACCGCGCGCCGAACTCTTCCGACGCCTTCGTCAGCCCCATCGACTCGCGCAAGATCCGCACCGGAGACCGCCCGCGCAGCCCGTCCAGTGAGTTAATCATCCAGTGGTGGATCGGTGGCCGGTCGCCGTTGAACAGCCAGGTCTTGACCGTGCCATCCTTGCGCGTGTAGGTGTACCGCTTCCGCAGCGTCGCCGGATCGCGGTCAACCTGCATCGCCCCCGGCAACAGCGGCCAAAGCGCGACCACTTGCCCTTGCGCGTCCCGCACGATCTCGCTGAACGCATCCCCCCACCCGAGCAGTGATCGCGCCATCACGTCACGCCAGTCCGCCGCCGTCATCTCGGGATTGGCGAGGTCGCGCAGAATGGCATACAGCGCGTGGTCGACGGCTTCCTCGCGGCCCCCCTTGGGGAGTGCCCGATACAAAAGGGGCGGCGCTTGGGAGATCGCATCGGACAGAATGCGGATGCAGGTGTACGCGGCAGGGATGCCGTCAACGGTGTGCTCGTTGACCTGCGTGCCGGCCAAGGTCGGACCGCCCCCAAACCCCAACGTCAGAACGCCGTTGGCCTGGGAGATGTCCACCGGACCGGTTGTGGTCGGCATCCGTGATTCGAGCGCGCGGCGAATCCACATCAGGCTCGTCCTACGAGTACGCCCGCTCCGATGAACACCACACCCACGTAGAGCCACAGCCCCCACGGGGGGCAGGTCTCATGCACCGCCACGCCGATACAGATCGCGCCGACAAGCACGAATAGATCGTCGAGCCATGGGTGCAACGCGGCGAGGACACGGATCACGCTGACGATAAGTATGGGAACGCGAGGCGCGAGACGCTAGAGGGTAGCGTTGGGAATGCTATGAGATGTGCCGAGAGGTATCGGATTGCCCCGTCAGCGACACCATAAACGCCTCCACGTCGGTCGCCTTGAACATCAGCCGGCCGGATCGTGGCAACCGCCGGCAGCGCAGCAAGCCGCACTCCACCCACTTATACACCGTGCGCGCGTCCACCCCGGCCTCGGCCGCCACGTCCTTCACCCGCACGTTGCCACGGCTGTCCGCCAGATCCCAAATGCTCATCATGCTCACCCCCAAGTTGTGAACGTGGGCGTCTCAGCCTCGGCCATCCCGAGCGCCACGGCATCCACGCGCGCCTCCCAACTCAACACCGCGGCCATCGCCAAATCGATCTTGTGCGGGGAATCCGGCCGCTCTTTTCGGATCAGCCACAGCGCCTTGCCCTGTTCGTCGCGCTGGAGCAGCTCCTGCCGCCGCGCATTCGCAATGTGGCGCACGAGGTCGGCGTGACCGTCGTGCGAGATCAGCCCCTCCCGGATCGCTGAGTTGAATCCTTCGAGGGCCGCCGTCATCTGCCGTCGCCGGTTCGTCCACCATTCAATCACCTGTTCAGCCCCGAACGCGCCAGCCCAAGCAGCGATCCACGACTGCCAATACGGCGGGTCCGCATAAAGCCGCCACACCTGGTAGCGGTCAAACAACGCGCGGATCGCGTGATCGACTTCGTCGGCCGGCACCTGCCAGTCGGGCCGCCCAAGCGGGCATTCCCACACGCCGGCCATCCACTGATACCCAGAACGCACATGGGTTGCCACAATCCCGCTGGAATCGTGGAACATGGCCCCGTCAAACCCGAGCGTGATGAGATCCCCGGGCTGCGCGGGATTCTCCTTCCGCGCCAGCGCCTTCCACCGCTCCACATCGAACGCCTGCGAGGCGCTCTTGACGAGCCGGTTACACCAGACGCGCTCCCAGTACGTCCGGTCAATCGTGGGATCGTTCCACATCCCCACGATGGCCTCGATGTCCCGCCAACTCGCCGCCGCCCCGGACGCTTCGATCACCGCCGCGCGTGCCCCCTCCTTCGTCGTCACGTCGTGGTCATCCGAAGATTGCCGGTGAAAGAAAAACAGCGTCGAATCCTCCACCTTCCCGTCGCGGACGGCGAGCGCATAATCCATCGTGCCCTCGGCCACCGACCCGGTTCCGGGCTCGGGCGCCGTCGTCACTTCCAGCATCCACGGATCGGCCATCTTCCGCTTGGCGAGGTTCTGGAGCATCGTCTGATGCGCCAGCTTCAACCGCGGCAGGGTCCACCAGTGAGTCTCATCCATGACGGCAAACGTCGTGCGCGCCCCATCCCGCGCGCTCGGACTGGACGATAACGACACCGCCTTGCCGTCGCCTTTCCGCCGCATGATGCGCTCGAGGCCGATGTCGAAGTCGCTCCTGAGCGGGCCTTCCTCGAGGATGATCCGCAGCGCCCCATACGCCAATTCATCCGACTGTTCTTCCGTGTAGGCCACGAGCGGGATATAGGGGTCGGTCACGGGGCCGCCCATCGGCTCGCCCTTCCGCGTCCACCCGACACACCGCACGGGGCCGGCATGGTGTAACTCGCAGGCCGCAATCCACGCCGCGAACTCCGTCTTGCCGAGCCCCTTCGGCAGCGACAACCCCGCACGCTTGAAACGGCGTCGGCCCGCCAAGGGGTGCCCCTTGGGGAACACCTCATACATCCGGTAGACCAGGGCTTGCTTCTCCTCGTCCAGCACCGCCGGCTGGCCGCGCAGATCGCCAGGGCCAAACGTCAGATTCTGCTCGATGAAGTCACATACCGCCGGCCCGAGCGTCGGAAAGTACGACTCGTCCTGCGGCACGGTTAGGATCATGAGACCGCCATCAGGATACGCCGCGGATCGTGCGTGCCGGTTCGTCGCGCGGGAAGCTTCGGCCGCTTCTGCTCGGCTTCCTCGGCCCGCGAGACTTCCCACTGCAGCCGGCTCCGGTCAAGCGGCGACAACCCAAACAGCGCACTCTGCAGCCGGATTTCCTTCAGGGCGGCCGCCGATGGCAACTTGTAGAACTCGTCCCACAACAGCGCCAGCCGGCCGAGCGCGTCATGGTCGGTCTCCAGCCACTGGCTCGACATGGCCGAACTCCAGGCGTGCCGCCACGCCACCAGCGTCAACTTGTGCCACTTCCGACCGTCCGGGTTCGGGATGTCCGGGATCGTCGGCCGATCCGGCGCAGTCAGCACCGACGCCCCCGCTTTCCGATTCGTTCGCTGCCGAAGCTGCGCCGGCTTTGGCGCTGGCCCTCTCCCGCCCATGCTTCTATCCCCCGTTTCTCCATCGCATTGGATCGCC